CTCAGTTACACCTAACATTGGGTGTTCCACACCAAACGCAACTCTATTTCCCACCAAATCAATGAAGATCAGTGCTGCTGCCGATGAGGACTTATTTGGATTTAGGTTTAGGGATGACTGGGCGTTCCTCAGGAACCCAGTCATCAGTATCCTCCGGTATTTTCTTACACAACAGAGGTTTGATTGAAGAAGAAAGAGTACTAGAGACAGTAGGATCTTGCTTTTCCTCGTCCCACGAATGGATTGTTTTATGGCGACCAGAAACTGTAAGTTTCTGCTCATTCTTTACCAGAGTACGCGGTATTGTATAGGGATCGTACAGTGGCAAGGGAACAACGGTGCAAGTTGTTGACGTGAAACTAGTGGACGTTCCAGTCCAAGCGAGAGAAACATCATAAGCCGCGCCATCCGTCAGCATTACATCTAGGCTGCACATGCCATAAGCATTTGTTGACGAGTCCTTTATATTGACATCGGTTGTGAAACTTTCGCCAGGGACAACCCAATCCCAAGTTCCAAATCCGGTGCCATGAAAATAACACGTCAGCAAATACCTACCACTTTGAAGGGTGAAAGTATTATCCTTGTATTCCACGGTTAAATTACTATAAGTGGGGACAGTGGGAGTGCCTAAGAAATTTGTTGTTGTCATAGAGCCATTGCCGGCTGCTGTCCAACAAGTTGCATAGTAACCCCCATCTTCAACCCTGGGATAGTAAAAATTTATCGCGTAGTCAACACTGATACTACCTAATGCTATACTTTCAGAAAAATCACTTGCCGCCAACAAAATGAAGCGAGCTTGTTCTGAGAGGCGAGTATCGCCGGAAACCTGGGTGTCAACATAAAATGAGGCACTCGGGTCCTTAAGTTTTAATTCCCAAGACGTGACGTCGCGGACTTGAACGGCTTTAGCGCCAAAGGCACTGAATGCTCGTTGCAGATTCTTCTCACCCCCGCCCTCTGGGGGCACGTCTTTGGCATCATAAATGACGTAGCCAACAAGTTGACCACTAGTCATTGCTGACGCTGTAGGGTGATACTTCAGCACAAGTTTGGGAAATTGAAACTTCTCATAAAGCACACTTTGATTTCGGAGACGAGGCAAACCCATAGTCTTTGGGTTGATTGGAATGTTTAGCATTACATCACCAGCCTGGGCATAGGTAGAATTGGAATGCCCTCTCAACATCGTAAACGGACGGCGTGTAATAACGCCTTTCTCACTCGAAACGGAGAAAAGAGATGAAATAGTTGAGACAAAATCACCTCCTACTAGTTTCGCGACAGCAGATGTCACAGACTTGCCTACTTTTAACACGTCTGAGACACCACCAGCGATATCTGAGATAAAGCTGGAATTTGACGGCGCCGTCTTATCGAACTTTGGGGCTGGAGCGATAAGTCCACGGGTGTGCCGTGTCGGTTTTCGGGTCTTTGGAGCCATATTGCATCCCCTGCTCCACGTGGTTTTTCTCCACAGGCGACTGTTCATCATTACGATATTAACCCGTGCAGTCTGTAGGCATTTCTCAAGCCTCAGGAGTAGCGACTTGATTAGCACGCAATTATTGAGCCACTGTTTAATGTGGCAGCGTTTTGGGCTACTATGCGTTATCGTAAGACGCAATGATACACTTCGCCGTCCAGGGATCAGACCGGACTGCATTCACATTCGGGGTGTCATGACTCACCCGGCGCATTGCGGCGCCTGCTGCAACGTATACAACTTAAAAGACATAGCGATGGTAGTTCTGTGCCCATGCATGGGGCCAGAAACATGACGCCTCTGGGAAATACAACGGCGTTAAAACATTCAAACCATCAAGAACTTTCTCCATATACAACTGTACGGAGACAGGCATTGCATACTGTTGTTCCACCAACAAACGTGCCTCTAGAGGTATCGGGGCGCTAACTCTGTCAATAATCGTTTCTAACGCAGGTTTCTTACGTTCTAAAACCTGCTTATCCCAGTATGACATCCGTCGGCACCCTTCCTTGAAAATAGGCTCCACCCCACCTGATACGCGTAGTCCATACAAACCCAATGACCTAAGGACCGGACAGCATGGCGTTTCAAACAACAGGCTTAAGGACCTGGCCTTGAGATAACCCAATCTCACAGGTTTAATTGCCCCAGCTGGGCAAGTTAGAGACCATCCAAAACGCGCTAATGTCTCCCAGGGATCCTTCAAGTTTTCAAGGTTGGTCTTCGAAAACAACAGTGAACAAAACAATGATCTTTCAATCGATACAGGTTCATCCATCTTCACTACAAAACCCAAGTCAGCAAACATTCGAGGGTCAATTCGTTTGGACACAGAGAAAATGCCATCATCGCCCTCAACAAAACCTTTGAATGCTACGTTTTGGCGGGCGCAAACGAACGACATCAACATGTAATTGGTAAAACCGTTACCTAAGGCAGTTGACATCTCAC